AACAATGTCTGCAACCTTATTAGAAAAAAGGTCGCAAAGATTTAGTAGTGTTTTCACCATAGTTTACCTTCCTTTGGTTTTGGTAAGTAGTTTTGTACAAAATCAACCGTTATGGAGTTAGGTTGACCCGGACGAATCCGATGTACGTATTATATAGACAGATTGGTAGTTTTGTCAAGAGCCAGTCTGTCTTCAAGAACTCGAACCATTAGATTTAATGTCCTTTGGTGAGGTCTTTGCTTCCAACCATACCACGGTTTTTTCTTTCCGTCAACATATGGTGGAGTCTGACCAACATGATAGTATTGGTCGGCAGTGATATCATACACCTTATCGGTGGTGGTGTCAACCAACCACCAATGTGCTTCGTCATGATAATCGATTGCAGTTCTCTGCTCAAGGACATTCGTATCCATTAAGTAGAAAAGAGCCTGTGAGGAATGATAGCAATGTCCAAACATTGGATTAGTCGCATTCTCTGCACGATATTTTTTAGTAACCAATTCTGGTGTTAGATTACTAATAATCGATCCCATAACTGATTCAATCTCAGTCATAGGATATGGATTATAAGTTAATGTTCTAGTTTGAAATATTACTTTGTTTCCATTATAACGATGTCTTTCAACTGTTTTCATTCACTCTCTTGTGTTTTCTTTTTACCAATGTTGTATTTAGTTTCTAGGACCCAAAGTTCTTTGTCACGATATGCTAATACTTTAATTTGATTTAGAGGTGCAATATCTTCAACAGATTCTGGTTTTACAACAGTAATGAGTCCCCAGTCTGCTAGAAGACGTGTAATGCGATTACGACGCTGCACGTCGTTCACAGTGAGATTCGCTCTCTTCCCATCCAGAGCAAACAACTCCTTAAAGTGAACGATAAAATATCTTCCTTGCTTATGCAGGATGTGACAAGACTGATAGAGTTTCTTTTCCTTACGGGATGCAACTCCAATTCTTGTTAATGTCTCGCGGACCTTAAGAAAGTCATCTGGTTCATTCAAAAGAACTTCCACCATTTGGTCCTGAGACCATTCTACCGTAGGTTCTACAGTATTATTCATCGAACTCCTCCAATGTCAAGTCGTTTTTTAATAAAATTAATCTGTTCGTTTGTCAGGATTTTCAAAGCTTGAGATGCTTTTTCATTACTGTATCCATAATACTTTTTGATACATTCTAAGTCCGTGACTTTATCCTTACGGAGCCAGGGAGAAAATCTCTTCTTTTTCCTCAGACTATTTAGATAAAAAGAATATTGCATATCTTTACTAAGAAAGTTATACTTATTCATTTCGTTTGCAAACATCACACAGTCTAAATGTCCCGATAGACAACGATTGATAATGTATGGAGGATAATCTTTAATGTGTTCTGATAGATCTTCTTTATTAAAGTTGATTGAATTAAGCCAGTCTTTGAGTTCCATTATCTAATAATTTGAATGTCATCGTCTTCTGTCCAGAGTTCAACCTTTGTTCTGAACCTACCTTCTGCTTTGAGTTTCTCATATCGCTTGGTTGCTTTTTTCTTCCACCAAGCGATGATATTCTCAAGATAAAACTTATCCCAGTTCTGACCACGACGAAGTTCTTCTTGTTCTCCAAGAATGACCTCACGAACATTCTCATAACCATAATCAGAAATATAAAATCTTTTTTTCTGAGTAAGTCCAAATGCCATATCAATGACATCATTAAACTCTTTTAATTTGTCCTTATCATTTAATGATTTTCTAATAATAGAAATCATCTTGGTCTGTCTCTTCATTTTTTTAGAAGAAGCTTTATTATCTGTTAGAGGAGTATTATTATTCAGCAGGGTGAATCGATCATGAAGGCGGTGAAAGACCTCCTCATGGAGCAGAGGAAGAAACTTACTTTCAGTTAGACCTTTATATCTTACAAATGGTTTTAAACCATCATACTGTGATGCAGATGTAGTTGAACCATATAAAGAAGTGGTCTCAAATAAAGCAATATCTTTTTCAAAAACTGTGTTCAATGTCTCGCGAGCAAAATGGGAGCAACACAGAAGTGCTAGAAGCTTCCCACCCAAATAGTTATACCCAAATGGTTGAGACGGAACAATTACAAATCCCATAGCAGCATGACGATTGAATACAGATAAGTTGGGGGGTTTACCTAACCATATATTTCTTGGTTTTGAATTAATAGTAGGAGAACCAAAACGAATAAATCCAAGACATGATTGAGTATTCTTCTCGAAAATCATCCAACGAAGTTCTCTACCAGGAATATTACTTTCATTATTATGAGAAGAAACTGCTCTCAATAAATTACCATAATGTTCCTGTGGTATTGATTGTTTAAATCTATTACCAACAAACTTGATGTCAAACTCCATTTCTTCAGGATGAATATCCATATTGAAAAATTCATCTTGAAGTGGAATAAGTTGACTTGTCTGTGTAATAACTTCTTTTTTTACATAGCGGAGATAATCTTCAATAGATGAAAAATTTTTAAAGTAATCAATAAATTCATTCGCTGCCCAAGCAGCATCATAATCAGATAAAAGCATTACACAATTAATTTCTTACTTGGAGTCTGAATAGTAGAGTACATCAATTCATACTGTTCTACAACTTCATCCTGAGTTTCCGCAATATAAACAATATACCTTCGCGTAATTTCTACATCAGTATCCCTACCATTAAGTAAAGGAGACCAAGGTGCAAATCCCATCTGTCCAGCAGAAGTAGGAATAGCAACAATAGGATTACGAAGAACGATAGAGTCTTCTTTTTCTTCTACCAGGTCTGTGATAACATCTTCACCAGACCACATACGAATCAGTTTTACATTCATTAAATTAGACCTCCAGGTTCAACAGCAAATTCAATTGATTCCATTATAGCATTAATGCTACGTGCCATCAATCTATATCCAGTTCCAACATACAATTGCCCTAATAGGACTGATGCTGTAGCAGTTCCCCAAAAAATATAGTAAAACTTTGATTTTACTTGCGCTTTAGTTTTTCTTTTCATACTCTTTAATAAGTCGTTCAGCTTGTTTTTTGTCGATACCGCAAGGGGCATTCTTAAGGCATCTAATAATAACCTCATTATCGCATATAGAGGGTTTGATTGTAAACCCCCACTTGTCAACTTCACCGTCTACAGGTGCTTCGCATGGGTCGAATTCATGTGGCATTATACAGTATCTTTGTAGGTAATAGTTATTTGTTTATATACTTCATCTCTATTATCACTGTTATATACACTACAACGTTCTATCTTAGCGTCTAAGATCTTCACTACATTATCGAGTTGTAAATTAACTACAAAATCGGTAAATACAGGAGTGATTCCTATTTTATTAGATCCTGGTGTGTTAAAATCATCCATTGTCAATACCTTTGGGGAAACTTTCAATCTCAGTCAATTCATAATCCCAGTCTTCCATGACTTTATTAGCAAGGAATCTATCAGAAAGCATTTCTAATTCCTTCTCAGCATACTCTCTGGTCTCTGCCTCCAACCAAACATCAACTACCTTACCCAATCTAAGTTTCCTAATATTGAGTTCTGACAATCGCTTACAGGCATCTCTCACAGCATTGCCAGGAGAATCATCAACTTGCGATCTCAAACGAACGAATACCAATGCTTTAAACTTCATCATTATAATAGGCAATAGTTGCATGGAACTTATCTATGGGATCAATTGTTTCTCCCAATGAGCTTCTTATCCTCTCTTTAACTTCTTCATTACTAATCTCTTTCAAGATTTGTCTCAACTCATCATCATCAAACTTGACGTAATAGTTATCATAGTGTTTCATTTGAATTCACACTCCACCATAATTTCAGTCAAACACGCAAGCATATTTATTTCTTGATCCGCGACGAATGCCATTTGATATTGATACTTAGCAAGAATAAGGACAGCAGAAGGGATACTATTCGGAACCAAGGAATCATAACAAGCATCGTAAATACGACGCAACAGGACGCCAGTATCATTGTCCAGGTTATTAACGATCCATTTTCGTACTTCTGGGAAATCTTTCCCTTTAAGTTTTTTAACAAGGTCATTTACTTTTACATCCGAAAAGTGTGCGAGGATTCCTGAGTCAATTTGTCCTCCGGAGGAATAACGTTGGCATTCATTGAGAACTCGTCTCCAGTCTGGGAAGTGTTTGTTAATGAGTTCGATAAGAACTTTTTGCTCATATCCAACACCCTCCTGATCCAAGATGGTTTGTATTCTTTTAAAGAATGAAGCGGCAATGGCTGGTTTTTGCTTTCCGGTAATGGAAAATTCAATGACGGCACAACGGGAATGGAGTGGTTCAAGAATTTTGTTTTTGAAGTTGCAGGTAAAGATGAATCTGCAGTTGCCACTAAACTCCTCAATAAACGCCCGTAGGAGGAGTTGTACATCATTGGTTGTGTTATCTGCCTCATCAATGATGATGACTTTGTGTTTTGCAGTTGAAGAAAGCGAGACGGTCGAAGCGAAATTCTTCGCAGTATTTCTGACGGTATCGAGGAATCGTCCTTCATCGGATCCGTTGATGACATAAAAATCTACTCCTAATTCATTGCAGAGTGCTTTTGCTACCGTAGTCTTTCCACACCCAGCAGGTCCTGCAAGGAGCATATTTGGTATCTCACCCTTATCTAGGAAGTCTTGAAAAGTCTTCTTGATGTTTGGGGGTAAGATACATTCTTCAATAGTTTTGGGTCGATACTTTTCAACCCAAAGAAATTCATCTCGCATAATAAAACTCTTTATTCAAAGATAGGAATAGTACGTTGTCTCATTTTTTTAAGTTCTTCTAGATCATTACCATAATAACCCAAGTTCATGTAAACACAGTCAGTATAACGTAAATCATTACGGTCTGAACCGCGAGTGAAAACATCACAATATTGAAG